ACTTGAGGACGCTCTGATCAGCATTGCTGGATTCGTTGATGAGCGTGGCCTGAAAGTCGCACTACGCGGTCTAAAACTGGTGATTCCTCGCCAGTTGCAGTTCGTTGCAGAGCGTCTGATGGTATCAAACCTGCGTGTTGGTACTGCTGACAATGATGTCAACGCACTTCGGTCAATGGGGATGCTTCCTGACGGCTACGCCGTTAACGACTTCCTTACAGATCCAGATGCGTTCTTCGTTCTCACAGATGCTCCTCGTGGTTTCATCCACTTTGAGCGTGTTCCACTGTCTACACAGATGGAAGCAGACTTCGACACAGGCAACATGCGGTTTAAGGCCCGTGAGCGTTACAGCTTCGGTTTCTCAGACCCACGTTGTGTGTTCGGATCACCCGGCGCATAAGAATCCTAGTCCTCCATACTGGGTTAAAGGGCGGCTTTTCAGTCGCCCTTTTATTTGTTATATTGTAAGCGTGTAAAAATCTCCCTAAACTTGAAGCCGTATTAATTGCGGCTTCTTTTTTTTTCGTGTATGCTGGTGTTACCCTGACAGATCCACTGTGGATCTGACACTAGCCACGACAGGAGTAAATCATGGCGACAACTACTTTTTCTGGTCCTATTAAGGCCGGAACCATCAAAAACACAACAGGCTCAACCCTTGGTTCAAACATTGCTAATGTTGGTCAAGTTGTTATGGCGCAGACTTTTTCAGCGGATCTTTCTGGCGGTGCACTTGCAGCGTCTGTAACAGACGTTGTTATCCCTGCAAATTCCCAGATTATTGACTGTGTGATTGACGTTATTACTGCGGCTAACGCTACCACTAACCTTAGTGTTGGGGATACAGTAGGCGGTGCCTCTACAATTCTGAACACTTTTGCAAGTGGAACAACCGCAGGCCGTAAGTATCCAACAACCGAAGCCGGTGGTGCATTGGCGTGGGAAGACACTGGAACAGCAGACATTCGTTTGACAGTTACAGCGTCTGCGGCAACAACCGCTGGGGAAGTTCGTTTTACAATTCTGTATCAGCAAAACAACAACCTAGCTTAATAGGGGGCTGTAATGGCAGGTTCTGACGTAAAAGCGAAGCGTGTGACGGCAACCGGGTCAGCCGGTGTCGGTCCCGCTCGTATCCGTCAGATACAAGTTTTGACCACAACAGGCACTCCGCGCTTAACCATTACTGACGGTAATGGCGGCGCGACAGTTCTGGACTTGGACTTTCTTGCATCTGACTCGCACTCAGTAAACATTCCCGCAGAAGGCATTCGGGTATCAGATATTTATGTATCTGCTTTTACCGCTTGTACCGCTGTGACCGTGTTTTATAATTAAGGAACACTTCTATGGCTGGTTCTGATATCAAAGCAAGCTACATAACTGCTACAGGCACTGTTGCAAGTGGCCCACGGCGGTTAGTTTGTATTCATTACCATACTGGGGGGTCTACAGGTAGCGTTGTTCTGAGAGACGGTGGTGCTTCCGGCACTGCCGTCTTTACATTAGATTTTCACTCAAACTCTACAGGCGATCTCCAAATTGGAGAGGAAGGCGTAAAGTTCAATACTGACATTCATGCCACTTTTACAAATGTTACAAGCATGACGTTTTTCTTTAAGTGAGGAACTATGGCTACCACTAAAAATGTGACTCGAACACCTTCCGGAAGAATTAAATATAGGGGTGAAACTTTTGCTGGATACAACAAACCAAAACGCACTCCCGGAAAGTCAAAAAAGTCTGCTGTTCTGGCTAAAAAAGGAGATCAAATTAAACTGGTTCGGTTTGGAGATCCCAACATGTCTATTAAAAAAGATCAACCAGCACGTAGATCAAATTTTAGATCAAGACATTCCTGTGACACCGCAAAAGATAAGTTCTCTGCCAGATACTGGTCCTGTAAGGCGTGGTAATATGAAAACAGTAGACGTATTAAAGCTTTTAGAGAAGCATGAAGAAGAATGTAATCGCAGGTATGCCGACATCCAACGTCAGTTGGATAAACTAGACATTCGTTTGTGGGGCATAGCTGTTTTAATTGTAGCCGCAGCAATTGCTCAACGGATGTTTTAATGGCTTACTCTCGCAAATCAAAAAGCGCTTCTTCTAAAAGCAAAGGAAGCAAGATTTGCCCTGAAGGTAAGGCGTGGGCAAAGCGCACGTTTGACACATATCCGAGTGCATACGCAAATCTTGCCGCCTCAAAATATTGTAAAGACCCTAACTACGCCAAAAAGTCTAAAGGTGGCAAACGAAAGGGTAAATAATGGGTAAATTACAGGAGTGGTTAGATGAGGATTGGGTCAGAATTGATAGCTCGGGTAATATTTCGGGTTCATGCGGTACGTCAAAAGATAAGCGTAACCCTGACCGTTGCCTCCCTAGACGTAAAGCTCAAAGTTTATCAAAAGCTGAACGAGCTTCAACAGCGCGTAAAAAGAAGCGTGAAGGAGCTAAAGGAAAGCAGGTTGTGGCAAACACTAAGGCTGCCAAAGTAAAGAAAATGGCTAATGGGGGCGTTGCGGGTTATGAAACTAAAGCGAAACGCAGGTTTCGTGGCAGCAGTATCCCCGGTACGGCTGTCGCGAGAGGTTGTGGCGCGGTTATAAACGGCAGAAGAAAGCGCACTAAAGGGTCAGTGTCACAAGCATGAATATGATTGTTTTTAACACCGGAAAAGAGCAACAAATCTGTGCAGAAATAATTGCGTGGACGGAGCACACACTTAGTAAGCCTAATTCTTTTTACAACAACCTTCCGCCGTGCCCTTATGCACAAAAAGCTTGGACCGATGAAAAGGTAGCTTTACTTTTTAAATATGACGATAATATGCAGGCTTTGTATAGCACTTTATCTCAGTGGGAAGACAGTTTAGATTTAGTTATTATAGTAGACCTAAATTTCACAGAGGATCCTGACGTTTTTCACGATTACTTACGGGAGTTAAACGAAGCAATATCTATGGGGGTCTTTATAGACCGGGATATGTGGGTCATGGGCTTTCATCCGCATGATGAAGCCAATGATTTCATAGACGACCAAAGCTTTATGCAGGTGGTTGATGATGAGTATGCAATGATTTTTGTGCAGCGTTTATCCAAGGTGCAGGAATCAGCAGACAAACTTGCGGAAAAAGGCTATTATGATAAGTATCTAGAAGAATACAATGCGGAAGAAATTTTTCAGGAAAGATCAGATCTTTACAGGAGATTAAAAAATGGCGATGAAACCACGTAAGATGATGAAAAAGGGCGGCGCAGTCAAGAAGATGCGCGGCGGCGGTATGGTAAAGAAGATGCGCGGTGGTGGCATGGTAAAGAAGATGCGCGGCGGCGGTATGGTAAAGAAGAAGTAAGATGGCTACATCCGGCAGCACAGATTTTGAGTTAGACGTTTCCGATTACATTGAGGAGGCGTTTGAGCGCTGTGGTCTTGAGGTTCGTACAGGTTACGACCTAAAGTCTGCCAAGCGGTCGCTCAATTTAATGCTGGCTGAGTGGGCAAACCGTGGTCTAAACCAATGGACCATTGTTCAAAGAACACAGGCTCTGACACAAGGAACGGGCAATTACGCTTTAAATAACGATGTTATCGACGTTTTATCGGTAATTGTGCGCCGTAGCGGAACTGACTATTCTTTAGATCGTCTTAGCCGAGACGAATATTTGTCTATTCCGAACAAAACTACTGAAGGAAGAGCAAACCAGTTTTTCTTGGATCGGCAGGTCACGCCAGAATTAAAATTGTGGCCGGTTCCCGAGAATAGCACGGATGTTGTAATTTACGATGCTCTTACTCGCATGGATGATGCGGATACGTTTATTAACACAATGGACATGCCGTTTCGTTTTTATCCTTGTTTAGCCGCGGGCTTAGCCTATTACATAGCGGTAAAAAGAGCTCCAAATAGAGTTCAGCTTTTGAAAGCTATTTATGAGGAAGAGTTTGAACGGGCCGCAACAGAAGACAGGGATCGTTCGTCCTTTAACGTAGTGCCGCAATACCAGTATTTTAGGACCACTTAATGGCAAAGTTTGCAAGCGGTAAAGATTCCTACGCTATTTCAGACCGATCCGGTTTCCGGTATCGGTATAAAGACATGCGTAAAGAATGGAACGGCTTGCTAGTAGGAAAAGACGAATGGGAGCCAAAACATCCGCAGCTTGGTCCTTTTCGTAAAGTTGTTGATGCAGAGGCTTTAAAGGATGCACGGCCGGATATAGTGGAGCCGTTTGATGTATATGTAGGGATTCCAACAGTAGAGGCACCTAATTTGCTGCCACCGCAAGGTTTTGGGCAAGTTGGCATGGTTACGGTGACAACATGAGTTTTACATACGCTGAACTACAGCAGGCTATTCAAGATTACACGGAAAACGACGAAACCACGTTTGTTAACAACATTCCTGTGTTTATTAGAAATTCCGAAGAGCGTATTCTCAAAAACGTGCAGCTTAGCTTGTTTCGGAAAAATGTCGCAGGAGCCTTGACAGCTTCAAATAAGTTTTTGGCCTGCCCGTCAGATTTCCTTGCGCCGTATTCCTTGTCATACACAGATGCGAGCAATGACGCTAATTTCCTTGATTTTAAGGATGCGGATTATGTGCAGCAGTTTAATCCGGACCCTACGACGGAAGGCGGTCCGCGATATTATGCTGTTTTTGATATAACTAACTTTATTATCGGGCCGACACCGGATGCGAGCTACGCGGTAGAGTTGCATTATTTTTATCGCCCTGCCAGTTTGACAGCGGGTGCAGGAACTGGAACTACATGGCTCAGTGAAAATGCTGAGCTAGCTATGCTGTATGGCAGCTTAATGGAAGCTTATATATTTATGAAGGGCGAACCGGATATGCAAGCGCTGTACGAAAAGCGGTTTAGTGAGTCTATTATGGGTCTGAAGATGTTTGGGGAGTCTAAAGAGGTAACCGACGAATATCGGACAGGAAAGATAATTAGGCCGAAACAATGATAAAAGCTTTAGAAGTAGACATCCCTGCGGATTACAAAGTTTTGGTAGAGACCACCGAAAAACGAGGGTTTACGCCAGAAGAGGTTGCAGAACGCTGTGCAGATAGGATCATTCAAATATCGGACACCGCTCATCCGGGCATCCGCGACCAAGCTCATGCGTTTAGACAACATATGGTCAAGGTTTTAGCTTTTTACATGCGTGAAGCAATAAAAAGTGATAGAACTACAACATATAACGCCCTATCAGAGGCAGGTTATAAAGAACTTGCTGAACAACTAAGGAGACTGTGACATGGCATTTACGGGCAATTTTATGTGCACCAGTTTTAAGCAAGAGCTTTTGACTGCAACGCACGATTTCACAAACAGCACTGGTAACACTTTTAAACTAGCGCTCTACACGAACAGTGCATCTTTTGATGCGTCAACAACAGCGTATACCGCAACTAACGAGGTTTCTGGAACCGGCTACTCAGCGGGTGGGGGCACTTTGACTAATGTTACCCCAACAACCAGCGGAACAACAGCTTTGACAGATTTTGCTGATTTGACGTTTTCTTCGGCTACTATTACGGCGAGGGGCGCACTTATTTATAACGACACCGCAGCAGGAGACCCCTCTGTAGTTGTTCTAGATTTTGGTGCGGACAAAACATCTACGGCGGGTGATTTCACCATCGTATTCCCAACGGCTGACGCGAGTAACGCAATTATTCGGATTGCTTAATGGCTGATGTAATCGTTCCAATAGGCGGCTGGGGTCGCTCTGGTTGGGGCGAAGGCCCGTGGGGTCAAAGCAGTTTTCCGTTTGCTACGACGTCTGTTGGATCCGTCACAGTCACAGCAGACGCCAACGCTCCGGCAACTGGTCTTGAGGCAACCGCAGCGGTTGGCTCTGTTACCATAACAGCAGACGCCAACACTGGCGTCACTGGCTTGGAAGCCACGGGTGGCGTAGGCTCTGTAACAGCTACGGGCACCGCTATTGTTTCTCCAACTGGTCTAGCGGCCACGGGTGGCGTAGGTTCAGCCACAGTTACCGCAGATTCCAACACTGGCGTCACTGGCTTGGAAGCTACGGCGTCTGTTGGATCCGTCACAGTCACCGCAAATGCGGATGTATCACCCACTGGACTGGAAGCCACCGGCGCGGTTGGCTCAGTTGAAGTAGGCATTTTTGTTTCCGTGGATGTGACGGGCGTATCGGCCACTACGTCGGTTGGTACGGTAACCCCGACAGCGGATGCAAATGTCTCGGTGTCTGGTTTGCAAGGTACTGGAAATGTAGGACAGGTCTTAGTTTGGGGAACTATTGTGCCAAATCAAAATGCAGGGTATAATACGATCAGCCCAAGTCAGACGCCAGCTTGGTCAGACGAAACTCCGTCACAGACACCGGGTTGGGGTCAAATAGCAGCTTAGAAGGGTTAAAAGAATGGCAAGCACATATACGGTTAACATTGGTATTGAGAAACCGGGGACCGGGGATCAGTCTGGTACTTGGGGCAACACTACCAACACCAATTTTGATATTATTGACCAAGCAACAAACGGAATTGCTACGGTCACGTTAGCTGCTGCGGG